CTGCATTCTTGCTGTATTATCATCAACCTTGCTTTTTCTTGCTGCGTTTACTTTAACTTCTTTCTATCCCAGCAATGCAGCCATGATAGCTTATTATATTGAGAACGGAGAGAACAATGAAATATTCAACATAGGATATACGGATATAATAAGCAATGGAGGAAACTCTTACAATATTACGTTTGAGTTCGAAGGTGTAGAGTCTGACTCAGTAAACAAAGGTACAGATATCCGGTTTGGATTCACAAATATCGGATTTATTGCAGACGTATCAAACGGTGTAGATGGAATCATAAATCTAAGAATGGAAAACAGCCTTGTATCGCCCAAGCAACCAGACGAAAGTATTCTTAACGGGAATGGTCATTACCCCATTATACCAAATTTGCCAGATATGACACAGCTTGATTTTATTAAAGCAATATCTACCATGCTAGGCGTATTTGCATATCCTATTGAAGGCACGAACATTATAAGATTTATGTCTGTCGATGATATCATAAAGAAAAAAGAACAAGCGTACAATTGGACTAGACGGGTAATAGCATCGTATATGGCCAACAAGCCTAAAGAAATGAAATTCACTATCGATGGCTTTGCACAAAGAAATATACTTAAATACAAAGACGATGATACGGTAAAAGGCAACTACAGTGGAGAAATTACTTGCTTGATCAGCTCATTAGAGAAGTCTAGAGAAATGGCAGAGTTGAAATTTGCAGGATGCGACATGAGAGGAATTACAGCATTCATACGATTGTACAAATATGACGGAGAGGGAAAGGCTGAACTGCAAAAAGTTCAACCAAGAATACTTCTCGAGGAAAACAATGGAGGTCTATCAAATGGAACCTTCACACAATTGTCGTTCACAGATATCATAAAAAGATTCTACACAAGCTTTCAAAATGCAGTGTATACCCCCAAAATCATTAAAGAAAAAATAGAAATAACAGAAAAAGACTTGAGAGACTTAGATATGACCACTCCAGCATATCTGGCCCAATATGGGAAATATTATGCAATTCTATCCGTTACAGCAGAAAATACAGGAATAGCAAATGTTGAATTATTACAATTAGACATCTAAAATTATGGCAGACAAAGTAGAAAAGATACTTGATATCAAAGTGAATTATAATGAGGCTATCAAAGCTATAGCCGAGTATCAGACAAAAATCGACAAAGCCAAAGAAGCAGAGGCGAAACTGAAGGAACAGTTAAAGGCTGGAGACATAAAAAGGCAGCAGTACAATGAAGAAATGGCGGCATCTAAAGCCTATATCAACGACTGTAATGATTCGATACGTGTTATAACGAAAACAATGCAAAATCAGCTCAAGCAGGAGAAGGCACAAGAAAACAGCCTTGTTTCTCTCCGTGCCAAACTGTCAAACCTAACGGCTGAATACGATGCTTTATCCGAAGCGGAACGTAAAGGTGCTAGCGGCACAGAATTGAAAAACAAGATTAATGAGGTTACTGATGCTCTAAAGGGCGCTGAAGAAGGGACACAGCGGTATTACCGAAATGTTGGCAATTACAAGGAAGCTATAATGGAAGCCGCCAATGCCAATATCCCGTTCGTGCAGCAGATAAATGTAATGGTGACCTCCTTGGGTGGAGTAAGAAATTATTTGTCTGGAGTAAAAACAGAAATGCTTACTGTTTCGACCACCACAACCGGCTGGATTAAAGTTTTGAAACTGTTGAAAGTTGCTCTACTTGGAACTGGTATTGGAGTATTAATTGTAGCTTTAGGATCTTTGGTATCATGGTTCACCAAAACACAGAAGGGCGTGGAAGCAGCCAATAAAATAATGGGGGCTCTGGGTGCCACAGTAAATGTCTTAATAGACCGGGCAGGCAAGTTGGGAAGTGCTTTAGTGAATCTGTTTACCGGGAACTTCAAACAGGCGGGGAATGATGCCAAATCCATATTCGCTGGTATCGGTGATGAAATAGTCAATGAAACCAAACAGGCGTGGAAGCTGGCAGAAGTCTTGAATGAGATAGACAAGAGGGAAGTCATGCTGTCCATGTCACGTGCCGCTAACCGAGCTGAAATTGAGAAGCTGAAAAAAGCTGCTGACGACCAGACCCTGTCCACACAGGAACGTATCAAAGCTGCGGAAAAAGCTGCAGCAATGGAAAAGGAGGACTTAAAAATCCAAACAGACTTAGCGAAAGCAAGAATTGCCAATATGCTCGGATATACTAAAGTAACAAAGGAAGCCCTTAAGACCATTGAGGACATGCAAAAAGGAGCAATTACAGCAGATGAAGCTATTGGAAAAATCGGTATATCGGAAAGCACTATTGATGACCTTAGGAAATTAAGCGAAGAAGTAAACAGATTAAGTGAATTGGAAGAAAGCAGTTACACCCGTCAGACAGAGCAGCAAAACACCCTAAACTCTATCCGCCAGGAAGGTGCAGACAAAGCAAAGGAAGCAAAGCAAACAGAACTGGAAGCAGTAAGGGCAGCAGAAGATGCTATGCTTGCCTTAGTGAAAGACAAGAGAGAACAAGCACGGAAAGAGATTGAATTGAACTATTCCCGGCAGATTGAGGATTTGCAAATCAGTTTAAAGCAAGAAGAGAACCTTACCGCCAAGGCTCGTGAAGCCATCAACGCCAAAATAAAGGCTTTGGAACAACAAAAATCTATGGAGCTTAGCAAGTTGTCCGATGAGGAGCTGAAAAAAGAACTGGAGAACCGTTTAAAAATGATATCCCTGCAATTGGAATCGGTCAAGGAAGGCAGCGAGCAGGAGTATCAGTTAAAGATACAACAATTACAGGCACAATACGAGGCGGAACTCTCCAGCACAGAACAGACCGAAAAAATGAAACTTGCCATCAAAACTAAATATAACACTCAAATGGATGAACTTATAGCCGCCCATGAGCAGGATATTATCAACAAGCAACAGGAAGCCATGCGCATACGCTTTGAAACGGAAATCGCACAAGCATATGATAACGAAGAGGAAATTCTTCGTATAAGGATGGAACAAAAGAAAGCCGAGCTCGATAGCCTGCAGCAAATGGAAGGTGAAAGTATAGAAGCATTTAATCTTCGCAAGCTGGAAGCACAGAATGCTTATCTGGAATCCAAAAAAGAACTGAGCGATAAGGAGATTGAAATAGAACAAGCTAAATATGAAGCAATGGAACAGGTGACAAATGGCCTTGTAGCTCTCACAGAACAAATTGGGGAGTCTGACAGAGGATTTGCTATGGCAAGCAAAATGTTGGCTTTGGCAGAGATCGCCATCAATTCAGGTAAGGCGATCGCAAAAATGGTATCCGCTGAATCAGGGAAAGGTATTCTTGGTATAGCTACAATGGCATCAGGTATTGCAACAATCCTTTCTAACATTGCAAATGCTGTTAAGATAGTAAAAAGTGCTAAATTTGCAGAAGGTGGTTTGGTTACAGGACCGGGGACAGGAACGAGCGACAGTATTCCGGCACAGTTGTCGAATGGAGAATCCGTTATAACCGCCAAAGCTACGTCCATGTTCGCCCCTATCCTATCATCCTTCAATATGATGGGTGGAGGTGTACCTATTAATGTAACAGCAACGAATAATCAAACTTTAGGCGAAGATATGCTGGCCAGAGCAGTCGCCAAAGGAATGATGATGGCTCCTGCCCCTGTCGTTTCTGTAGAAGAGTTTACTTCAGTTGCGAATAGAATTAAATACATAGAAGAAAGCGGTAGTTTATGAAAGCATACGAACTATTATATATAAACAGGAACACTCTTAGGATAATGTCTGAAATGTCATTAGATGCATCAGATATTAAATACCTAGAAATGTATAAAGACTACACCCGTCTTACGGCTGAAGGTCATAAAAAGGCATATATCATGCAGTACCTGGCAGATGAATACAGCATTTCAGAAAGGACCATCTATAGAGTCATTGACAGGTTGTCCGTTGACGTTTCAATTCAATAAGGGGGAAGATTATTCTTCCCCTTATTTTTTTACTGACAAAGCGTGTCAGTGCTATTGTGTTCTGAAATTCTTATAGCCATATACCGTTTTTTACCTTTGCTTCAAAATAGATTATATATGGCGAAATTATACATCAACAAAGATATTGTTGCGGATAAAGACAAAATGGAAAATTGGTATCTAACTGGTGAAGAGGGATTGTCTTTTCCCGATATTCAAAATTTCCTATCTTGGATAGATCCGAATGACCACGTTATTGATATTGAGATACATTCATGCGGTGGTGATGCCGTTGAAGGGTATGCCATTTATGACGCCTTACGTGCTTCAGGAAAGCAAATCAGCTGTACTGCAGTAGGACGATGTGCATCCATGGCAACCGTGATATTATTGGCCGCTGCAAAAGAAAGACGTTTTGCTTATCCACATGCAAAGTTTCTTATTCACAAGCCTTATATGGCTTCATACGATGGAGACCTTGATCTTGAAACCCTAGAATCAATAAAATCAAACTTGGAGAGTGAAAAAAACAAGATGCTAGCTTTGTATGTAGAACGCACAGGATCGGAAGCCTCAGTTATCGAAGCCCAAATGAATAAAGCCGGTTGGTTTGGTGGTGAAACAGCCAAACAATTAGGTTTTATCACGACCGTTCTTATGCCTACAACTGCCAAAGGGAGAACTTACACATTTAATAACAAAAAAATGAACAAAGAAAAAGAAGTAACAGTGAAGCAGACTATCATAGACAGGCTGCTGGCCAAATGCGGCTATCAAAAAATTGAAGACGTACAGGTCGTATCTATGGAATTGACAAATGCCGAAGGTAACACGCTTACCGTGGAAAGAGATGAAGGTGAACCCCAAGTAGGAGATACAGCAAGTCCCGATGGCGAACATGTCATGCCTGACGGAAAGACTATCATTGTGACAGATGGCGTTATTACAGAAATTAAAGATCCTGATGAATTGGAAGAGGATGAAGTGAAAGCTTTAAAAGCCCGTATAGAAGAGTTGGAAACTGAGAATGCTTCTCTAAAGACGAATGCCCGTACCATTGAGGACAACAAGATTCTGAACGCAGTCCGTATGGCCGGGGGCGAAAACTGGCTGGCAAAACATTGTAGTACTTATAAAGTGTCAGCTCGTACCCAAACGTTCAACAAGGGTATAAAAGGAGTAGAAGAAAATGAAACGCCTATTCAGAGAAAACTTCGTGAAGAAAGAGAAAAAAGAAACAACAAGTAATAAAAGGAGGGGAAATGCCTATTTTAGATTTTGACAAACTTACACCTGATAATCAGGCTGTAAAAGACTTGAAAGACCTTATTCAGTTAACAGTCTTTCAAAACGAGGACATGGAGCGTTTTATGACGTTTATGCCCAATGTGACTAACGGTAAAAAAGCAGGTTTTATCGGTGAAATGGAAGATATCGGAGTAGCCGGCTCCGGATGCGACCCTGAATATAAAAAAGTGGCTATCGCTGCCGCCCAAAAGGAATGGGAAATCGGGGATTGGCAAATTCCTTTGGAAATGTGCTATACAGACTTGGAAAACACCATTGCCAAGTACTGCCTTAAAACGGGAACAAATATAGGAGACCTGACATCGACCGAATATATGGACGGTATTGTACTGCCGAAGCTGTCTGAAGCTATGATGAAAATGATGTGGCGTTTTACATGGTTTGGAGATAAATCAGCAGCGTCTGTCACTGGAGGTGGTCAAATCACTGACGGAGTAAACATCGAACTATTTAAAACATGTGACGGTTTTTTCAAACGTCTGTTTGCCATCTGTACCAACAATGCCGAACAGCACACTGAAATTGCAGCCAACGCAGAAGAATCATATGCATTACAAAAATCAAAGATGAAAGAAACAGGCATTGCCACATCAATATTCGATGCGATGTTGCAAGATGCCGACAGCCGGATTTTCCAAAAAGACGGATGCGCAATTTTCGCCACCAAGTCAATGTGCGATGCTCTGACTCACGATATGAAAGAAAAGTACAAGGTAATCATGCCCTGGGAAGTTGTATTTGACGGTGTAGAGGTCAGCAAATACGATGGAACAACCATCGTTAAATGTTCCATTTGGGATAGATTTATTCAAGCCTATCAGAACAACAAAACCAAACTTAACTTACCGCATCGTGCTGTTTTATGTTCTCCTGAGAACTTGATGTATGGATGTGAGGGCACCGAACCGATGTCGGACTTGGATATCTGGTTTGATAAGAAAGCCCGCAAGAACTACATTTATTCAACAGGAAAATTAGGTTCCATGATTGGCGAAGATGAGTTGGTACAGGTAGCATACTAACGAAAAAGAGCAAATATGGCAATATGTGATATAACAATCAAAAAGGACATCGCACCATCGTGCGATGATCCTATCGTTCCCGGGCTGGAACAGGAAGGTGTGATAATGAATCGCGCAGACGTGGATTTCGGTGCGGTTACATTCAACGCAACCCGTAAGAATGTGATCGAAACTCTTGCACTGAAAACAGGTAAAAAAGGTTACAAGGTACAGGTATTCGGTGCAACCCCCTTTACTGGTACCAATACAACCTTGGCAACAGGAACCTATCGTAACACGTTTACTAACACAGTGAACATGGTTGTATTAGCAAATGACCCCGATGTATGCAATGACATTATTGACGGGCTTGCTAACGGTGATTTTGTCGTTGTATTGGAAAATAAAGCCAAAGGGTTAAATAAAACCGAAAATCCGGGAGATTCAGCTTTCCAGGTTTACGGTTACTACCAAGGTTTGAAAGCCGCAGAGATCGGCAATGACAAGTATTCCGAAGAAACGGAAGGGGGATGGAATATCTCTTTGCAAGAAACCAAGGTTCCCAAATCAGCATTATTCTTGTACAAAACATCTTACGATGCGACAAAAACGCTTGTTGAAACACTGACAAAACCAACTGAATGATTATGGAGTTAGAAGAAGTGGTTGATAAATTAAAGGAGCTAGGAGAACTTCCCTCCTACTCCTCTTCTGATAAATCGGAGATAGAAAGATTGTACAAGGAAGTATTAGGAAAAGAATTCACCAAGACATCGTGTAACGACTGCTATCGCGATGCTGTAATCGAAATGACTGTTTACATCAAAAAGAATAACCGTATGAAAGAAAAATGTAATTACATATTAAAGAATGGTGTCCTGCTTCAACCGGAGTTCGGAAGCAATAAAATGTACACTAATGACAACCTCACTGATGAAGTTGCTGAAAAGTACCTTGCCAAAAATCCGAAAGGTGAAATTTATTTCGCCCATGTACCTACGGACTGGAAAGAACGTGTTAACAAATGTGGATACAATCAAAGCCTGCTTGATTCAATGGTAGAATCATTACAAGACGGAGTTTCTGAAGAATCCGTGGCTGACACGTTGAAAGATTTCCAAATCAACGGCAAGAAAATCAGTAAAAAAGTTCTGAATCTGCATCTAAGCAAGGCCATTGAAATTGTGAACGCAATGAATGGAGAAGGCGAAGATAAAGTTGAATAAAAGAAATAAAGGACGAACGTAAACCTCGCGAATATGAGAGTAAGAGATCTAAAAAAGAAAAGCAGTAACCGCATTGATACAAGCTATTTACAAAATCTAGGAATTCAAGCCTACGGACAGGACAACCTATATCCGCAGACATTAAAGAATATCATTGCTGCAAGCTCTACTGCATCTGAATGCTCAGACCGTTTCGCTGACTTCATTGAAGGAAACGGATTCCGTGAGGTTGCTTTTTCCAAATATGTAGTCAATCGAAAAGGTGACACATTGGATGATGTGCACATGTTACTATGTAAAGACATGTCCGAACTCAATGGAATAGCAATCCATGTTAACTACAATGTTTTCTGTGAGATAGTGGAGATGCAGCACGTACCATTTGAAAATTGCCGTCTGACAGAAGAAGATGAAAACGGTTATGTGGCAAAAATAGCAGTACATCCAGACTGGAGCGGAAAGAAGACACGTAAAGGGAAAGCTCTGCAGGTCAAGAAAGAAAACATCGACTATATAGATGTTTTTAACCCTCAAAAAGATGTTATACTGGCTCAAATAGAAGCAGCCGGAGGCATTGAATACTACAAAGGTCAAATCCTATGGGTGTCAATGGCCGGGAAAAATACTTATCCAGTCGGAAAAGGTGACCGGGTAGCTACAGAGATGAGTACCGATGAAGGTCTGTCCAATGTCAAGTACAGAAATGTACGAAATAATTTCTTCCCTGGCGCTATGATATTCACCAAAAAGGGATCGAACATAACCTTTGACGAAGAAGGCAACGAAGTGAAAGATACAGACGATGATGACAGTTTCTCAAATACACTCATCCAGTTGCAAGGTGATACGAATGCAGCAAAGATCATGGAAGTTACTTTAGAAAACGATGAGGAAAAGCCTGAAATAGTAAATATGAACTCACAAAATTACGACAAAGAATTTACCGTTACTGACGCAAGTGTGGTTGAACGTATTTATTCAGCTTATGGCCAAGAGCCATGGTATTGCATCCGTATTGGTAAAGTCGGATTCTCAGGCGATATTTTGGAAGATGCTTTCGAGTATTACAATTCTATCGTAAGCAAGCAACAGCGCTTAATAGAGCGTACCTTTAGCCGTATATTCAGCTATTGGTATGAGGTAGTCAACCCCTCTAATGATTATAGTGTTGAACCATTAAAGTATGTACGAAATGCAGCAGTATCTAATAACAACAGATGAGGTATCGGCTTTGTCTCGCGGAATGTCTGTACATCTCGATCCTGACAAGATAGAAACCTACATCCGTGAGTCGGAGAATATCTACATCAAATCAGCGTTGGGAGACGAACTGTTCCTTGACGTGAAAAAAAATCCTGAAAAATACCAGCTACTGCTTGACGGAGGTACTTATGAAACTAAATGTAAAAAGAAGATAATCATCACTGGACTTCGCGTAGCTTTGGCTTATTATACCTATGCCTGTATTGTCAAAAATGGAGATGGAAATGTATCCCGTTTCGGCTTCGTGAACAAGGAAGGTGAATATAGCAGTCATACAGTATTCAAGGAAAAGATGATGGTGTATAGCGATGCATGTAGTATAGCTGACCGCTACCTGAAAGAATGCGTGCTTTACCTAAAAGAATGCGGTATGCCACTTTATAACGGTGAAGGGAAATTAAAATCTAATAGAACTGTTTTTCGTGTAATAGGAGAATGAGCGATTCTGTTGACATATTAAAGAAACTGGCTCTTCAAGTAAGAAACGCATCTGTAGAAGGAGAGAATACAGCTGAAAGAATTGGGCGCATATTTATCGGGATTCTAGAAAACATGGATAATTCTGATATAGAAAAGCTCACCAAATACTTTTTACGCAAAGATAAAGAAGACACTGCCAATGAGCTGATCACGTTCCTGAAAGGTTTTTTGGTTGGTAAGAATGGTAGTGGAATTACTGTATTGGAAGATGGTACCTCTCAAGCCGTTGTTGACCGGCTTTATGTGAAGATTAAGGCTGTCTTTGATGAACTTGAAGTGAAAAAGAAAACGCATGTTGGTGGTGAACAGATCATATCTCCGGCCGGAATGAAGTGTGTCAGGGTGGAGGAACTTGATGAGAGCTACCACTGTTTCTTTTTGTCGGAAGTCGATGGAGTGACAATCAATAACGAATTTACAGTCGGTACATTAGCATTAGCCCAAGAATTTAACATTAAAGAAGGAACATCTCACAATGTATCCAACCGCTACTACTGGCGCGAGGTGACAGGTGTAGGAACTGACTATATTGACTTGAACAAAACTAATGCCGATAAGGACAGTGATATCCCGGTTGCCGGTGATGATATTATTGGTTTGGGACACTTGACGGATATCACCCGTCAGGCAGCTATAATCCTTTCTTCTGTTAATGAAACTTCCCCTTCCATTACTTTCTATCAAGGTATCAATACCTTTTCTTTGGTTGGCAAAGAAGTTATCGGGCTGGGCTTTGACAAGTCCACCGGACACGCCTATATCAATGTGTATGGTGATGCCTATATCGGTGCCAAGGATGAGAGCACTTACATCCGTTATACACAAAAAGGCGGTGTTGATATCAAGGGTATGTTCCATATCGAGCAGGGTTCCACCGGATGGCGTAACATGGAAGGTCTGCCGGATGAGATACAGGCGGCTGCCGATTTGGCCCAAAAGGCTCAGGATGCGATAGACAATGCGGCTGTCGGAAGTGTCAATCTGTTGCGTAATTCCGGGTTTACGGGAGATTATGAGACAGAGGACCTGTCTGCCGCTACCGAGCTATCGGCGGATACCGAACTTTTTAGCAAGCAACTGGAATATTGGACGGGAGTGGCTACCGTATCTGCGGACAGTGATGCCGGCTCCGGGTACTCTGCCGCAATCGGTAGTTTGTCCCAGTCCGTATCATTGATTAAAGGAGAAAGTTATGTTATCAGTTATAAAGCAAAGGGTACGTCTGTGTCTGTTTCGTGCGGTTCTTTCAGTGTTTCTCAACCTCTCACATCCTCTTATCAGAGATATACCCATAAGATCACCTTCAATGGCAGTGGTATATTTCTTATCAGTGGTACCGCAACCGTTTGTGATCTTCAGCTAGAGCGTGGGACCATCGCTACTGACTGGAAGCCTTCAATTCTTGACAATGACAAGGCAACAGCCGGTTTCCAGTCAATCAATTATATCGCCAGCGCGATTAAGGATGGTTCTGTGGACATCCTTGGCGGTTTGATATTGGCCAATATGATCCAGTTAGGCAACTACAAGGATGGCAAGATGCAGAAGGTCACCGCCGGAGTTAGCGGCATATACAATGACGATGATGATGTGGCATTTTGGGCAGGTGGCACGTTACAACAGGCTATATTGACCGTGATGAGGTTTCGTAATGATCCGAATTATCAACCCACCGATGAAGAATGGGCGAATATGGCGAACTTCGTTGCCACTCATGGTGGCGATACGTTCCTGCGCGGCTATATTTATGCCTTAGGTGGTAAGTTCAGAGGTGTGGTTGAAGCCTTGGGCGGATTTTTCCGCGGAAAAGTAGAAACATCTGTTGACGGGAAACGCATTGTCATTGATCCGGATAAAAATACTCTTGAAATGTACACGACTGAAGGACATGCCACCTTGATATTAAGGTTCGACACATCATCGGACGGATGGGAATATGGTGATTTGATTTTGCGGAAATATGCAGGGGACCAATTGATACTAGAAACGACTGTATATCCGGAACGTATCAGAATACAGAATCATGTGGAAAATACGGATATCATTCTTAATCCCAATAACGTATCCTTCTATGGTTCTAAAGGCGAAACGCTGTTAGTCGGAATGAAACCGGTATATAATGGAGTGGGTGTGTATAAGCATGTGGCCAATATTGATTGCAGTAATTGGCCGGGGAAAGATGATGTTTCGTCAGGTCAGGTATATGTGGAATATGAGACAGTAGAAGGAGTCGTGACAAACGGGACTTTAAAAGTAAAGAAGTGATATGGAACTGAATAGTATTAACAAGACAGGTACTTGGAGTGAGGCGGCAGACCGTCTTAACAACAACTTTAGCAAGACTTCTACCGAACTAGAAAAGGTCAAGCAGAACGGTATCCGCAACAAGGGATTATTTTCTACTCTTAAATTGCTGGAAGAGGCTGTTCCATCTCCTGTTGTAGGTGACTGGGCTGTTGTGGGGGATACCATACCGGGCCCTATATATGAATGCAAGATAAAGGGGAAATGGAGTCCTACAGGCATGACAGGAGGTGGCGGAAGTGTTGACTTGAACGGATACCTGACAGCCGAGGAGATAGACGATGTAACATCAATATTATAAGAGTTATGATAAGAATTAATTATCAGTCCGATTTTAAAATCATAGAGAAGAGCCTGAATGGAGATATAAATACTCCCTTCCGGTTTACTTACCGCACAGTCCTGTCGGGGTGTGTTGTTGCGGAGTTTGACGGGCACGGGTACAAGAACTGCCGCAGGCTTGATGATGGTGGTCTGCTGGTCATTTTTGGCAGGCATGGACTACGTCCCGGTGCTCTGTCGGTCAAACGCGAATACTATCTTTCCGATGCTGATTTTGCCGATGGCATCTGCAATCTTGTATCGGTGGAGAATACAGGTGTTATCCTCGTTGCCGGAAAGACGGATGAGAGCACGGCGGAGATCATGTCCTATCCGGATTATGCCGCATACAATGCGGTGCAGAGCGTCCCTCTGTCAGAGAGGGAGTATGATGATGTACTGAGTGATTTTATACCTCCTCTGCCACCGGAAGAGAAATAATGATTTAATAGTTAAATAAATAGTTACATAAAATAATGATAGCTTAAGTTCCCCCGGAACTTAGGCTAATAACAGGAGATATTATGGTAAAAATGCATAAACTGACCAAGGGTGGACAAACCATATTCCCGGCTACCATCTATGATGCGGTGGTCAACCCCAATACACGAAAAAGTCTGACTACGGAACTTTCAGAGTTAGAAAATGAGGAAATTTATTTAAAGACACAAATAGAAGGCTCTATAGATAAAGATCTTATAACAGAAAATACAGTATGGATAGATGGCACATGGGATTGGGAAACAAATTCGTCTGCGGGTAATAGTATTCAAAAACAAAATTATAAGCATACCAAATTGACAGATGTAGGATATTACGATACTCTAAAAATGTCAGGACTATCAGAAAAAGTAGACGCTTCTGATATTTTCCCTTCAATTAGTATTTATAGTGGTAGCGAACAAATAGAATATTTGAGGGGTAGTTCTGCGGTTATTAATATGGATAAATATTCCGACAGAAGCAATATTAACATCATTATTCAAGCAAAACAAGATAATTCTATAATTCCATCAGTTATAGCCAATAGCAAAGCCAAGGTGGTTAAACCAGAAGAACTGATACCTATCCAATCTTCGTTAAAAAAAATAGAAGGATCGGAAACGGATGTTGTAGATGCTCTTGTTTGGAATAAAAAAAGATGGGAAACAGGAACAAATCAGCCTAATGGCGGAGAATTGCAATATAATGCTACTCAAAAAATATGGTACGCAAGAATTGACATTTCAGAATATGATAGTATTATTTGCGATGGATTATTAAATGGCTCGTCTATAAGCACAAGTGCATCTACATTAAATGGTATATGTATTTATGGTGATAATATCCTTATTAAAGGAATTAAAGATGCAAGCAATGAAAATATAATCAATAGATCAGACTATTCTCAATATTCCAAGCTGGAATTAATTTTACAATGTAAATCCACTTCAGACAATGAATTTATTGCTGTTGGAGAACCAAGTGTAAGAGCGATAATATATAGTACAATCGCATCCAAAAATGAATTTGACAAATTGTCATTGGGCGTTAATCAAAATTCTTCTGATATAGGCAAAATATATAATTTAATAGAAGGGGTTGATAATAAGGATATTTTCTCATTATTTGTTTGGAATAAAAGAAGATGGCTTACTGGAACGAATCAACCAAACGGCAAGGAACAAAATTATAATTCAGTCCAGAAACTTTGGAGCTCTAATAAATTTGATATTTCTGACTATGATACTGTTACCGTTAAAGGATTGTCAAATAATATTAGTATTTCTAATAGTGCAGATAAACTGTCATCTCTTGTTCTTTATGGGAATGATAATGTAATTTATGAACTAATAGACGGAACAGGACCGGTAACTATCAATACATCGGATTATTCTCAATATACAAAATTAGAACTTATATTACAGACAAAATCCACTTCAGACAATGAATTTATTGCTGTTGGGGAACCAAGTGTCGTTGTTTATAAAGCAGGAATCTCTTCTGAAAAGCCTAAGCCTAAAAGAGTTGTTATAGTAGGAGATTCACTGTGTGGTAATGATACGGCTCTTATAAGATACGAATTAGGTAATATATTAAAAAACAGAGGTTATGAACTAATTCCGCATACACAAGGAGGTGAAAAAACTATTGGCAATTTAACGAGGGCAGGAGGCATAGGTATAAGGGTTAAAGGTGAATTTACCATCCCAGCTAACGGCACTGTCATTTGTGCTTTAGAAAGTGCATGGATAAAAAGTGACGGAAATTATCAAGATACACCTTATAATAGTATATCTAGTGGTCAGAATGTACAAGTAGTTATAAATGGAATAAGAGGGAAACTGGCAAAGCAAGCCATTGACGCTGTTGGTATAGCATTTTATACAGAGAATGGAACATTTATAAAAAGTCTATCCGAGACAGGTACTCATTCAATACCATCTAGTGCAACAAAATACGCATTTACAATAAATAACCCAAATGTTGGAGAACCGCATATAACAATAAATGAAGATACAGTAGATATTGAAACCAATACAACAAGAGATGGCTATATAGACAGTAAGGGACAATATCATTACTCTGAATTATTCAAGTGCAGTGAGCTATTGCCTATCAATCAAGGGGAAATTTATTTTGATAGTTTGGCTACCTCTTTATTGTATGAATTTACAAGGTTGGAAGAAGGAAGAGAAACCAAGATAGGTGTAGGCAATGTGTTTTTTGACGCTGCATTGTATGACGACAAGGACTATCCTCATATATGGTTTACAGGTCAGAATTCTGGATATGAATCAGAAGAAGATTGGGCTAATATGGTTAGGTCATCTGCTAATAATTTTTCTGAGAAATATATTGTTTGTTCTACCCCTTTAGTTGCGACAAATGCTAAATTAATATATCAAGCTAATAAATGTTTTGGTGCAAGATATATCAATCTTCGCGCTTATACTCAAGGACAAGCAGTTTATGATGGACAAGCGTTAGGTATTATAGAAGGTCAATATACAGCATCGGATTATGAAACACTCTTTTGGCCCGGCAGTGATAAAATTCATCAGAATAATTTATTATCCTATATTTGGGCTGCTAAAATGTGGAATACTTTGCTTGAACTTGGTTATGTGGAGGGAGAAAGAATAGAAACCGGGGATTATTATCTACCATAACAGTAAAAGTTTTAATAATATGATACGAGAATTAATCATCAGAATAATGAACCATCTGTCTGCTGAAGTACACCCGGATGCGGAATGGTTTTAAGCATAAGGGCTGACCTAGGGATAAGGTCAGCCCTTAATAGTAAACTCATTACTCTGCAGATCCACTTGTGTCCTGTTTCAATTTTTCAATATAGTTTTTTAAAGTTTCTATATAATCAGGAACATCACTTTCCGCATATTTCCCAAAATCTTCAAATTGAAAATACGAAGGTGAACCATCGCTTATAATTGGATAAACTTGTTCCAATTCAGCTTTCATATATTTAGCGTGAGTAAACATATCATCCAAAGCATGTTTACGGTCTTTTTGGAGCCTCCCATTTTTAGATTTACATTTAGATTCCTTATATTTCTCTAAATGATATTCTAAACTAGATACTACTCGTTCTAATTGACTGATGTTTCTTTGTTTTTCATCCATATTCTTATATTTTTAAAATTTCAAGAACAAAATTAAAAAACATTTGATATAATGGTCTTGTTTGATATAAAATTTTATGTCGTAGCAATTCCCTCAACCGATATGGTCACATTCTCCATTATATTCTTCACTGTATAAATATCAAGTCCGGGAGCTGATAAAGTGCTGTCTTTGGCAACAGAGCTTCCATTAGCCTTTACACTAGCCGAGCTACCATCGTATCCCTCCTGTATGGTCAGCTTTACACTAAACTCCCCACCTTCAGAAACGGGAGACACGCTGTTATTATATGCTTCAAGCTGATAGCCGTTTCCCTGCTGCATTGTAACAGTATATGTACGTGTGGAAGCCGCCATAGCCTCAATGTCTGCGACAGGAGTCATTTCCATCATTCGGGCAATTATCTCACGGGCGATCCTTTCATAGTAAGGTATGCCTCCGTGTGTCGGGTCAATGATGGTATTATCAGTATAATGGCTGTAAAACCAAGTCTTGTTCATATCATTGATACCGGTCTGCAATTTGGATTCAACGTATTTGATCCCCCACAGATTCAGAACCTTGATCATGTCAGCGGAAATATTGTTTACCGCGGTAGAAGTTTCACACACGTGAGGAGGTAAGACAAACAGGATATTGATGTTACGTGCGACAAGCACCTGATTAATTCCGGTGTAATCCACCTCATTATAGTATCCTTTCACTTTCATATATCTGTAGTATAATTTGGACAGGAGCACATTGATCGCTCCGCAAAGTGTGTTTGTATCATGGTTCGATATGGAAATATCTCCCAATGTGTAGCCGCCTCTGTCGTTGGTTCCTCCTGCGACATTTATCAATACCGCATCTTCTGCGAGAGCATTGATACGGATATCCTGCCAGAAAGCATTACCATTTGAGCCGCTGATACGCGTTCCTCCGATTCCGTGCCATTGTGACATCGTACCTAACATCCGGTCTATAAAAAACTGGTATCCGGGATTCTGAGAGATGCTGTCCCCCAATGTATCAGTAATCTTGCCGGTCCACCATGTTCTGATATCCCAGTTACGGACTATCCGGTAAAGATACAGATAGTCAGTCGGCACAGTCTGTTTCACATGACTGATATACGGTGTCCTGTCTCCACCTCCGCCCAGTTTTACCATCAAATCACCTGTCTTGTTATTAATGTGGAACTCAAACCGTATCTTAGAGGTTCCTTTACGGGCTGCGAACATAAGATAAGGGGAACTACCACCTTGTGTGTTCAGTTCCCGTTTCGGAATATATGTACCATCATCTGTATAACAATATATATGTCCTGATGTAACACCCTGAACGGAAATGACTCCTTCTGATGGACAGTCTATAAAATCCGTGATACGGTATGAGGGATTGGATACAACCGCACCGGTTGACGCGTCAAGATACGCATTGGTCAGATTGCCGTTAAACAGATTGTATGTTTTTGTTTCAGCGAGCGACAGGCTCTCACCCATCTTCTCCCACTGTGCATTCTTTCTGCCATAAATACGGTCATCCACTGGCGCTTCTTCCACCGCATTGATTTCTTTCAGCAGATCGGGATTTTTAATCCAATACTCCGCAGAATTGGAAGGGGAGTCTTTGGTCACAACCAAAGAGGACACATTACTGGTTATAATCATGTTGACCTCTTCCATGTCTGCTATATCCGCATAATTCGCAATTTGGAAATAGGATGCCGGAAGTCCCATGCCCGTCTGCGTCTTGAACGAACCGGTAGTTATTATAGCACCCTTATAATCCAGAATAAAAAATGTCACGCTATAATATTGGTTTGCCCAAATTTTATCGGTATTCTTTACTTTAAATATCGGATAAATGGCCCATCCATCAGAATTCTGCATATAGCCGGTAGCGCCTTTTATAAACCGCACATTCAGTAGTGCGTTTTCCATATCAAGCATGGAATTTCCTCTCACTCTATAATCACTCAGGACATTGACCGGAAGATCGTACTCCTTGTTCCAGTAATTGACAAGGTTCTCAAGAAATATTTTACCACCATTCTTGGCAAAACACATTGAAACCTTGTTATACACGAGTTTGGTATTCAGAGTGAATGAGTACGTTCCAATTTCTGTATTATAACTGAAGCCTCCTGTATCATCATCTATATATGCCAACGCCGTAGGGGTGTTACCCGTATTCTTCAAAATATCCTTGAATAGAATAAACGCCGGACTGTCCTCCCTGCTGACCTCAATACAAAGATAATCACTGTCATTTACATATTCTTTTGTTCCGGCAATAATCTTGACGTTATCTCTTATCACAATCTTGTCGTACAACGTTGTGGAATTATCAACAAGTTTCATCACATAATTAGAAAGGGAGTCATTTGGAGCTAATTCAGCTAGTTCCATAGCCAGACTCTTGCGTGTTTTGGGATTGACCACTGCGTCATAGATGGTAGCCGGGAATATGGTTTGGCCGCCCTTGGTCAGTTTATGCATTTTTGCCATAATATCTCCTTTCATCCGCCTAAGTTCCGGGGGAACTTGGAAACAGCATTGAAAATGAATCAGATAAGTTCTGTTCAAAAAATAGGGTAGAACAAAAGATATTTTTCTTAGGATTCTACCCACTTTCTACCATGTATCTATTTCTACTATTTTTTTAGGTGAAAAAGTTTGAAACAGGAATGTGATTTTTTATCTTTGCAGATGTGTAAGACCAAGAGCTTGTTGCGGATTAAATTCCGTAGCAGGCTCTTTTTTTATTGTCATATCGTGGCAATGGATTTCGGGGCTTTGGCAGCGATGATGCAAACGGATAGGGATATCTTTGAGGTGTGTATTTTTATAATTCAGATAAACAATAGACGAAATGGAATTAAACGACTGGTTGGCTATAATCGGGGCTTTCGGAGGATTGGAGGCTGTCCGCTGGGGTGTCACGTTCTGGGTGAACCGCAAGACTAACGCACGGAAAGAGGATGCGTCCGCCGATTCGATGGAGGATGAGAACGAGCGTAAGCAGGTTGACTGGCTGGAAGAACGCATCGCCCAGCGTGACGCCAAGATCGATGCGTTATACGTTGAGCTTCGTAATGAACAGTCTGATAAGCTGGCATGGATTCATAAGTGCCACGAGCTGGAACTGCAATTGAAAGATGCCGAGCATAACCGTTGTGACAGGCCTGACAGCGAATGCGGTCGTCGTATTCCACCACGCAGGACTACATTAATTAAAGATAAGGAGGAAAAGAAAAATGGCTGATGTGAAAAAACTTGCACCGTTTATCCTGAAGTGGGAAGGCGGTTTTGTAAATGACCCGGACGATTTAGGAGGGGCTACCAATATGGGTGTGACCATTGGAACTTATGAAGCGTATTGCCGAAAGAAAAGCTATCCCAAGCCTACGGTTGAAAGATTGAAAAACATCACGAAAGAGGAATGGACGGAGATTTTGAAAACCATGTATTGGGACAGGTGGAAAGCTGACGAAATTAAATCCCAATCCATAGCTGATATCCTTGTCGATTGGATCTGGGCAAGCGGAGTGCACGGTATCAAAATACCGCAGGATTTGCTTGGCGTGATTCCTGATGGCATTGTCGGGCCTAAGACACTTGCCGCAGTCAATTCCCGTAATCCACGTGAACTGTTTGATCAGATCAAGATTGCACGGTTTGATTTCATCGAGGATATATGCCGGGAACGCCCTGCAAATAACAAGTTCAAACGGGGCTGGATGAACCGTATAAATGATATCTCTTATGTTGGCTAAGGTTATGAACTGGGTAAGCCAGCACATATTGCTGGCTCCCTTTATGTGCCTGTTTCTTCTATTGTCATGTGGCAGTTCACATAAGGTTGCCAAATCCGACACAGAAATAATCAGGAAGGACAGTGCCAGTGAATCGGTCAACATCGTACATGGATTAACCACCTCTTTGAGCGAACTCATTACAACCAATGGTAGCTATGTAATTGATTTCCGTATCTATGATACAAGAAAACCGCCCGACAGCCTGACCGGGAAACCTCCGTTATTGGCTGACGGGCATGTAGAAGGTGATTTCAGCAAGAATAAAAAGAAGGAAACTGCAACCAAAGACAGTACGGAGGTGAAAGCTGACAAGGAAACCACTTCCGATATCCATGAGAAAACCAAGACTGAAGGGGTAAAGGATAAAAAAGAATCCACGCTGCTTAAACAAATCGGTTTTGTCTGTGTTTGTGTAACTGTACTAATTTTTGTTGTACTGGTGGCGAAACAACATTAGTATACCAGGCCGACGTTCCAAAGGTACGTCGGCCTGATGTTTGTCTATCAAAAGTTCCCCTGGTAATTTTTTATAAGGTCATTGGCCTCTTGTATATCATGGGGCGTGTAGATATCCGTCATTAATATGCTGCTGTGACGGGCCTGATCGCGTACACTTGACACATCATAAATGTCGTAGCATGTTCGTTATACCTGTATCCTTCAGGGAATAGAACTTGTATTGAGTGGAAAGTTTAAGGTCTTTCCTAAGATAGTGTATCAGACGGTGACAAATGATATTTATCATACGATTAAGCAGCAGCAGAAGAAGAAGAAGCGCTGGGGATCGGGCTTGCAGATTGGGTATGGTTATCTGGGAGGTTGGTATGTGGGTGTTGGAGTGAGTTATAATATATTTATGTGGTAAAGTTCAATAATAAAACGTCTATTCTTATATCTATATTCATTTTTTTGCTATCTTTGTCGATATATTTTAGAACAACTCTATTGAATTAAATTAAGATGTGCGAATCAGAGGAAATTTTTTACGAAGATGAGCGAAGATTAAAGGAAAGCGGAGTTCGCAATGTATTTACTCCTCATACTCCTATTAATCAAGAAAACTTGTTTAGAGGAAGAATAACTGAAGTGCAACAGATTCTTTCTACGTTGAATACGCCAGGTCAGCATGTATTGTTATTTGGCGATAGGGGAGTTGGAAAAAGCTCTCTAGCTAATATTGCATCAAGCAAACTTATTAAAATAGCAGGAAAGGATTTGGTAATAAAACGTTGTTCTAAATCAGATTCTTTTAGTACCATATTTGAAAGTGCATTGATGAAATGCGGTATAGATATATCAATACAATCAAAAAATATTTCAGGTAGCTTTTCCATAAAGGGTATTGGGTGTCAAGAGAGTACAGAGTACAATGGATTTATGGATAAGGTGCAATCTCCTTCTTGGATTTATGAAAAATTGAAGGATCTTAATACACTATTGCTTATTGATGAATTCGATTCTATACAAAACAAAGAGGATAAGCATAAAGTCGCTGAATTAATTAAATTATTGAGTGATTCGAATTCCTCCTTTAAAATATTTGTGGTTGGAATTGCGGAATCAGCTGAAGAATTAACAGCAGGACATCCTTCAGTACAAAGATGTTTGAAAGAAATCAAATTGTCCAAGATGTCTCAAAGAGAACTGGTTGATATTATAAATAGCGGTTCAGCTAAATTAAAATTGAATTTTACAAGAGATGCTAAATTTCGTATTTGCAGACTAAGCTCTGGCTATCCTCATTTTACCCATTTGATTTCATTAAAATCAGCAGAAGGAGCTATTATAAATGAAGTAACAGACATTGATATAGATGACGTTAATGAAGCTATAGAAAAATCTATCCTTGATTGTGAGAATTCATTGAGACAGTCTTATGATGAGACCGTAAAATCATCTTCTACAATGATTGTTTATAGAAAGATTTTATATGCGACAGCATTATGTTATGATGAATTTATTAGAAGTAAATCCATTCGTTTTATTTACAATCTTATCTTTGATGAGGAAATAACTCAACAAAGACTGAACCAATATTTAAGTAAACTTGTTTCCAATTCTAATGATAAGATTTTGCGAAGATTAACAAAAGGGGTATATAGGTTTACTGATCCAAGAATGAGTTCTTATATTCGCTTAGTTCAATCTGATATGTATTCTGATAAAGAGGAATCTATATACGCAAATATGAAGGTAGAATCCATATAAATGAATAATTATGATTAAATGTACGATTATAACAGGAACTTCATTTCAGGAAGTCGAAATGAAGGTAAATCGTTTTCTGGCAATTAATAGAGTTCAGAAGATTATTGAAGTTGTAAATCTGAGTGATGAACAATATGTTGCGATGGCTATATATTATGAAGCTTAATTTTGCATTCCTATGAGTAGTAAGCACCCAAAAATGACATAGTGCTGCTTCACGCCATAGTCTCTATTTTTGTGGAAACTAAAATTCCACATATTCTTATTATAGTCGTAATGGCTGTTTTTATGCTATTATATTTCGCCAAAAGTGAAGAATTCCGAAGAATGGTCCATGAAGAATTGTGGAAGGCAGCCTAATAAGCTGCCTTCCCTACCCTTTTATAATCTCTCACCCCTATGCTTTATTGAAATTTTCCTATTTTGTTTTTTGTAAAGTCATATAAAATACCCATCTTTGCATTGCGTTACATATTTTGTTTAGTGTCGAGATTCCGACCGTTAAGCTACGGACAACATACATGCCCATAGCTTCTTCATATACGGTTCCGACCCCCGTGTTGTATGCTTAATGGCTACACTGTATCCCGACATTAAAGATATGTAACGCAACGGGAAAGCGGAACCGTTTTTTTTCCGCAGACTAACGCAATTGCATATGTCAAAATTAGCCCCAACTGCTCATCAACTATCTAAAAAGTTTATAGGCTATGGACACTATGAACTTACAATTTCTTCCTCTGAGGGCACAAAAACGATTGTCACAAGAAATATGGACTTGATAGAACGGCTAAACTCAGAGATAGACAAAGAAAAAGAGGAAGCGACTGCCGAAGCAATCGCTCTAGTTCTTGAATCCTCACTTTAGATTATCTAAAATCTTTCTTATGGCTTCATCAGCATGTTTTCTCATAATTCTGACATAATTAAAGATCGGTCTATTGGATTTCATGCTTTGGCCTATACAATACTCCAACGTTTCCAATGGTATGCCCAGTTCAAAACCATGTTGGACAAAGGATTTCCGGGCTGAATAATATACGACATGCGATTCTACCTCCAGCCTCTCCCCTAACCTTATAATTTCTTTTGTTACATAGTTACGAAAATTAGGATAAGAATATTTATAACCAAAATCAAGCTTTCCATTACGTCCCATCCATCTTTTGATAATCGGTTTTGCTTCCTCAGGAATAGTGAAGCTAATCTTCATATCACCTTTCTTTGTGTTTTTGGATTTTTCACGTACATATTCCATAATTTTCGCATCTTTGAAATTGTATTGCATCAAGTCCATCAGATTGATACCTCCTAGATAATACGAAAGCATGAACACATCCCTGGCAACACGCTGAGACTTCTCTTTTATCTCCGCATCCCTTATCTTCTTTACGTCAGCTACCGAGATATCACGCTCTTTGGGCATTCCTGCTGGTCTTTCATAATATTCAAAAGGATGCGTGTCATATGATACCTTCTTATCCCTTATTGCTTGATTGATTATTGCCTTCAAATGTGCCATGTGCATACCACAAGTAACAGGAGCCAGCCTTCGGACATTCTTTAGATAAATATCAAAGTCCTTTATGGTCCGGGGAGTAATTCCATCAAGCATTATATCATATTTGACAAACTCAATGAAGTAATCACTCGCCCTTTGATATAAGGAGGCAGTGGTCCTTCTCCCCTCTTTAATCAAATTCTGCATATAGTCAGCCGAAGCGACACTATAAGAGATGGCTCCCTGCTTTACCGAGGACAAGTATTCGACAAGTTGGGTACAAGTATAGGATGATGTGTTTATCTTATCCAAGGCATCCTGATATGAATTAAGTATTCCACGTAATTTAGCATTGACATGTGCGGCATCAGGAACACCTACCACCTGCCCTCCTTTAAAATTAGCAGTATTATCTATTTCAAATCGGGTAACGATGTATCTTGTTTCCTGTTTATGACCAATTGCGATACGAATTCTGTGTTTGCCGTTTTTCAGCACCTTGGCCGGAACAACGGCGGCTTTAAGAGTTGTCATAATTGTTCTGGATTCGTTTTAGACAAGTTCTTTTTGCCAAAAGTGGCACAAACTGTCTTTTTTTTATCCAAAAACGAAAGCTGGAGAAGCTTAAGAAAACACAAACCCCTCTGAAACAGAGAGGTTTGTAATGTGGAGCATGCGAGACTCGAACTCGCCACCTTTAGACTGCCAGTCTAACGCTCTAGCCAGATGAGCTAATACCCCGCGAAATAATAACGATGCAAAGATACATAGAAAATCAATACTACAAAGCTTTTGAGAAAGTTTTTTTCATGTGAACAAAAAATTTTATTTATCACTTTTGCATCAAAGAGTTACTGTTGCGTAAAATTGTTAACCAATAGTTGACCAAGTTTAATAGCACATAATAAGCAAATAGCCCCGACTTATCACAAGTCAGGGCTACCTAAATTTATAAATTTAAAGTTTTTATGAAAAATCATTGTTGTATCAATGCCTGTACACCATCGGCACAACAATAATCACAATAGTTACATAAACACACGTTCTAACTTAATTGTTCAAACAACATAAATTCTTTTTCCTTTTATGTTTGCCATATTACACAAAGGACAAAGGGAAAAACATTCAATGGATCTGCTACTCAAGCACCGGAAACAGAGAAGAACCAAAGGAATCTAACAAGACTTCAATGGCAAATATATTATAGACAAAAAATCACTATAAATTTATGTAACTAACCTCTGTTTATACAGAAGACTTCATTGGTGAGTTTACGATGTATTCAGCTAATGAATAACAACTATATGTCAAAAATGTACAGAATGGAAAGAAAAATTATACTGAAGCATCTTATAAAAAAGAATCATCGCTCAATCGGATGAAACCTGACATTATCCATATCAGCCCGGCAAAAAGCATGAAGGGAGAAATATACCGGAAATTCCTAGAAGAGAAAGAAATATTTATGTCCGCCAATAACGAACTCACCATAAATATAATCAAGGGTTGTATTTGACAACTCTGTGATTGACTAGGCAAAAAGAGGTGTAAAAGTTGTCTTAAACCTCCTCTATCGGCTTGGACCAAACTTCCTCTTTCGTTTCTTTACACATTACGGAAATAGTTCCTCCAACAAAATCCTTCACATATCCTTTGCGTTCAGCCAACATATCTTCAGCCATTCTAATAGCCTTAGCCTTATCCTTCAATGAAAATCCTTTATTAGCAAAATCAGTACCTTCTTTAAAATATATATCATAAGTTTCCATGGTATCATCTTTTTTAAATTCGAGTGGCAAAGATAAAATCTACAATTATTATGTACAAGAGATTTCTTAATTATTTTTCGAATATCGTCAAGAAACAATTTAACTAAAAAAAATCCCGACTTATCACAAGCCGGGAATTCATGTAAAAGCACTATTATAAATATACTAACTATTTCAAAATTTTACCATCTTCACCTAAGAACAATGTCTGTTCATGAGCATCACTTGTTAAAACATTAATTTTATAAATACGGCTTCCATCAATGCCATAGGTCATAAAAGCCTGCTTTATCATAGCACCTTCCAGCGCAAGCCTGTCCATCACAGCTTCCGGCAAATCATTCATATAGATTTCTGAAAAAACCAATTTCTTAGATTGTTGAGGCTTTTCCACTACCGGAACCTCTACCGGAGCCGCTTGAGCAAAAGAAACAGACACGCCTAAAGTCATTACTAATACCAATGTTACTAATACCTTTTTCATAATTATTTTGTTTTTTATTCATTTTTACCGATAGCAATAAAACAAGAAACGTGCCATAAATCTGCGTTTCTCAATACTTCATTAAAAATCAAGCATATACATATTTACATATCCATTTTTAGAAGTGTAGATACCTGTTGACAACACTACAAAAGTGTGGAAAAAGTCCACAAAATCAGATTTTATACCGGCGAACAAAAAGTATAACCAAGCTGTTTTATCAACCTCATCAAAACATTTAAATGACCATGAAGAAAAGATACTATTCTATATGTGTGATATTATGGGTACTGATCACCACCTTGTCTGCTACCTCTCCCACTACATTTCATATAGCACTGAAAAAGATATATCCGCATGCCATGAACGTAAGTTGGAGCCAACAAGGGAATTATTATGTAGCCTCTTTTACTCAAAATGGTTTTGAAAAAAAAGTATGGATGAACGGTAATGCCCAATGGGTGATGACTAATACCAATTTACAAACTACAGATCAACTGGCACCTAATGTATATAATGATTTTACATTGAGTCCATACGCCATGTGGACTGCCACCAATGTAAATCTCATAGAATTTCCTAAACGAACCACTCTGTACGTAATTACTGTTAACCTAAACAATTCGTCGGCCACCAAACAATTATTCTACACTCTGAATGGCAGGCTAGTGCAAACACGAGACGTAAGTTATATCAATCCTACATTATCCCCCGGAATTTTTAATTTCTAATAGCCATGACACTAAACATTTCACCCCGGTTATTTGTTATTATATACATAAAATAACAAATACCATTATGACTGAACAGATAACCACTGTCTCTTATACACATCTCCGAGCCCACGAGACGTAGAGGAATCTCGTA